AAAGACACATATGGCAAATTTTTCAGATTTCAAGAAGAAGAGTAAGAACTCAGTCGCATCACTAACCGAGCGCATGGATAAGCTCACGTCAAAGGAGAGTTACAAGGATGACCGTATTTGGAAGCCTGGTATCGATAAGGCTGGAAACGGTTATGCAGTAATTCGATTCCTTCCTGAGATTGCAGGAGAAGATACTCCTTTTGTTTCAGTTTACAGTCATGCCTTCAAGGGCAAGGGTGGTTGGTTGTTTGAAAATTGCCCAACGACTCTTGGAGAGAAATGCCCAGTTTGTGAAGCAAACACGGAACTCTGGAATAGTGGAATTGAGGATGACAAGAATATTGCACGTAATCGTAAGCGTAAGTTGACTTATATCTCCAACATTCTTGTTCTTGAAGATCCTGCAAACCCAGAGAATAAGGGAAAGGTTTTCCTTTATCAGTATGGTACTAAGATCTTCCAGAAGATTCAAGGACTTGCTCATCCAGAGTATCAAGATGAGACTGCAGTTGATCCATTTAACTTTTGGACTGGTGCAGACTTCAAGATCAAGATTCGTAATGTTGGTGGGTACGTAAACTATGATCGTTCAGAGTTTGCTGCTCCTGCTCCTCTTCTTGGTGGAGATGATAAGAAGCTAGAGGAACTTTGGAAGAAGCAGTATGCTCTCAAGGAGTTTACTGACAAGAGTCAGTTCAAGAGTTATGATGAACTCAAGGCTCGACTCAAGAAGGCAACCGGAGACGATATTCGTGCTCAGTTTACCGACTCAAAGAGTATTGAAGATGATGTCACGGATAATGTAATCCGTGAAGACATTGAGGAAAAGGATCCTCTAAAGTATTTCTCCGAAATGGAGAATGATTGAAAAAAGCCCCGCAAGGGGCTTTTTTTATGCCCAGGTAGGGTACTGAGCAAAACGTTCTGCTCTGGCATCAAATACTAAATTGGTTTGTTCTAGTGTTGGTCGTTCTTCAAATTTTGAAGCTGGACTTGGATTTGGTATCCATTTATTTTGTGCATTATCAGCCAAACTTGTTACACTATCTCTTATACCATCTACATTTTCTTCTAATTTTTTATATGATGCTTCTGGATCAAATTTAACTTGTAATTTTATTCCAACATCAGCAACTTCTGCACTTGTTTTTTCAGATACATCTACTTTAGTTGCTTGATAAACAATTGAATCCAGTAATGGTGGGTCAACAATTGTTTTAAACACAACGCTTTCAGGTAAATCCATATCTTCGGGAATACTACTATCAAGTTGCGCCGACCTAATATCTGAAGGTTTAATAGATGGTGCAAATAGCTGTTGTTCTGCAGTTACATCCAATGATATGTTATTATCGTCTACCATTAATTAAATCCTTGCATGTTTGGTGTGTGTGACATATTTTCTTGGTTCTTTTGATCTTGATAATCTATCAATAATTTTACATAAACTTCGCGTTCCCACCATACCATATTTTCTAAATCAAACAGATTCCAATTAAAATTATTTATCAGGGTAAAGTTGGTAACATAGTAATCTTTTAAATCAAAAAACTTTACCGATAAGTAAAAAAAGTTAAAAATCCATTTACCTCCTTATCACCATCTTCCGTTTTGATAATTAAAAACAAATCAGGTTGAGTCTTTAAAAACTCTTCAAATTTAGGAAGAACGGTCATAGGTAAATTATCTAAAATTAATTTAATTTCATCTGTAACATATTTACTAACATGAAAGATCTCACCATTAAATATAACTTTTTTAATACATGCTTGAATTACATCTTCTTTATTCAGTGTATTTAATTTTAATAAATCTTTTATCGTTGGTGTTTCTAATACTAAATTAACATTATTAGTTAACTCTATAGTTTGCGATGATATACTATTTTTTCCATATATCTCAGAAATAGAAACTTGAATGCGTTCTTTATTATGAATCAAATTTAATTGTTCATCGACACTTTTTGATCTTATTTGTAAAAAAAGAAATTCAGCATCTGCCATACACAATTCTAAAACATTAATATCTTTAACATTAGTTTTTAAAATATCAACTAAACTAGTTAATGCCAATTTTCTATTTTCTTCTTGTAAGATAATAGAGATATTTTTTGCATCCTTTACTCTGAATGGAACAAACGAAACAGTTTGTTTCGAGAAAGGAAGAGTAGTCTGATATTTTGGTAAAAGACTTTCCAACGAATTAAGTATATCCATATTATGTACCTGGTTTAAAAGTGAAATCTCTGAACATCATCAAAACTTGATATGTCATATAATCATTAGTCTTCATCATACTCAATTCAATTGGTAAACATTCAATAGGATATATTTCAAAAAATGTATATATTCTATTAATATTGCCATTAGGATCAAGTATATTAATTTTCATTTGTGTTTTTGCAATTATATCATCATAGTATGAAAGTTGAAAAGGTGTTTTGTATGTACCTCTTTGTCTTCCTCCAGAGTAAATTAAATTAAACCATGTATCAAAAAAGTCTGTAATAAAATGATCATTAGTTACAGCAAAAGTTAACATAATTCCTTGAGGAAATTTTTGAGATCTAGGAACACTTCTACCTAAACCATATCCTGCAAGATTATCTGCAACAGAATCGATAGCTCTGGCACCAATCATTACTCCAATTGGTTGAAAATCATTTGCTGGTACCAATCCACTCAAGACCGGAGCCAGTCCATTAAAGGACATAGAAAATCTATTGGGTCTCTGTAACCCTTTGTGTCTATCAAAAAAATCTTTGATTACTGTTATTGAATTAGTTTGATTTGGTGGTATTGCCATTTGAAAAAAGTTCTTTTTCTGTTATTATTTTAAAAACCATATTATTCTTATCACAATACGACTTAGCTGCGTTCCATTTACAATTATTTACGATCCAAGTAAATCTCTCTTTTTTAGAAGCATTTTCCTTTATCATGGTTTGTTTTTTGGGTTTTACTTCAACCATCCAATTTTGTAAACCATTTGTGTTCTGAAACTGTATTAAAAAATCTGGATAGTAATTGTGCATCTTTTTATCAATAGGACTCATATATGGAATGGCAATTTCTTCAGATGACCATTTTAATATACTTGAATGTTCATCACAGAATACACATACATTTCTTTCCCACATAGATCTACAGACAATTTTGGATACATCTCCTGCGTATTTTCTTGGATTTTTAGGATTAAAAATTGTTCTGTACGCCATTATAATATTTAGTTAAATTATCTAAATATTATTACATGGCACAATATAACTTTAGATATCCATATGGCTTGGCTCAAGCAGAACAACCTCTTTGGTTGAATTTTTATGCTGCTAACTATTCATTAAAAAACAATGAACGTACCAGAGCAGGGGTTATAAACAGAGCATTTGCTCAAATTTCATTACCTATGCCAAAAGAACCTGGCTATCAAGTTGCTCACGAATATGGTGAAAGCAACAACAATCCAGTTGGACCTATGATTAATAGATCCGGACTAGCTAATAGCGGTGGAGGAATGAAAGGAGCAATCAACCTATTAAAAAGAAATATACAACCAGCAACCTTTTATTGGGAAAGAATGTTTGCAACCTCTACTTATAGGCGTTTCAGTAATATTGCTGAAGCAACACTAGTATCTGAAGGACGTAAAAAATACTTTTTTCAATATGTTTTTGTTCCAAAAAATGCGGCAGAAAGTATTCAAATTGAAGAAATTATTGGAACTTTTAGAAAATCATCTTATCCAGCCGTAGCCACCGGTTTACCTGAACGGTCATACCCTCAAAATCTATGGGCATTAAAAATATCCAAAGGTAATGGTGTTGCATTAGGTGGTGAACAAAACTTAACAGCAAACTGGATGGGAGAACCATTGGTTTGTGTGTTAGAAACTGTCAAGGTTCAAAAGAATGATGAAATCGATCCAGTTATTAGATATCTACCAAATGGTGCATCATCTATTACTTTGTTAGGATTACTTTTTAGTGAATTTGAAACCGGTACCTATGTCCCAGAAGCAAATTCTGTTTGGTCTAAATCAGAAATCTCAAATTATTATTTTGGTCCATCCGCATGAAATTCTTTGAAAATTTACCTAAAACTTCTTTTGAGACTACAATTGGTACGTTTGAGATCTCTGATTTTTTTACATACCTTGATGTAGAAAATGCTCTCATACAAGAGAGTAATATATCGATAGATAGTAAAACAACTTTATTAGAGGCTGCTGCTACCACATATCAAGATCCAGATAGTTTCTGGGCTATTGTTGCTGCCAATAATGTCATTAATCCATTTACATTAGTTGAGAGCAATGTAAATATTTTTACTAATGCTAATAAAAATAATACTTGTTTTGTTTTATCAATAAATAATGCTACATTAGATATACTTGGACCAAATTTGGCATTTCCGATTGGTAGTTTAATATTTCCATATATTGCTAATAGTGGAACTGCTACTTTTTATGGTAGCACAGGATCTTATAATATGAATGGAGCTATGGCAGTTATAGTAGATTCTTCATATTATGATCTTACTATGACAGCCAGTATAGTAACAGGTGGAAATAATTTTTTAATTAAAAATGCACCCATCACCATAATTCCGTTAAAGTCTGATGGAACATATGATGTTCCATATAATAGATTCGTAACTTCTATTCAAACAGCTAATACTAAAATAGTTAAACAAGTTAATAAAACTGATGGCAAGACAATATATAAAAACTATAGAGTTTTAGATGGTGAACCAACCCTAGATACAATCTTACCTCAATCAACACCGTTGGGTGGAGTTGTACCCTATACAATTTATACTGCAGAACAAGAAATTACAACTGCTTCTAAAAATATTAAAGCATATGTACCAAAACAACTTGGTTTAATTCAATCTTCTTTTGTTGCTACTAAGTATAAGTGATACCTTTATGCCAAATACACAATCACAGTTTAATCCAGCCTATTCTACTATTAAATCAGTTTTTGTTGGTGGTTTAGAAGTAAACAAACAGAATACAGAATGTAGATTTGAAAGAATAGAAATAGTAGAAAATATTACAGACGTTTTACCACGTGGAACTGTAGTTGTTACAGATTTAAAAGATATTGTTAGTTATGTTAGCAACAACAAAATTGATAAAGTTATTATTGAATTTTTTAATGGTAAAAAATGGGATTGTGATGTTACTAGCGTTTCTTATGTTAACAATGCGGGATCAGACAGTGATGATACAATAGTTGCTATCAATTTTACAAATCATTATTATAAATATTTTTCTACAAATTCATTAAATGCACTTTTACAGTTTAAGAAACCTAAAGTATTCCATGTAAATGAACTTGTAGCACAATTAAGACATACTTTTGGAGTACTCCCTGAGTCTGGTTGGAATGATTCTGCCTCAAATTATTTTTTATATAAACCATTATCTCCATATAATTCTGGTGAAGAAACGATTCCAGATAATGCAATTGAGTTATTTAATTACCTTTCAACCGGTGCTATTGATGAATTTGGTGAACCTAATTTTATATTTTGGACTGGTATTGCTGGTGATGTTAATTTTAAATCATTTAAAAGAAACATTGAAAGAGATGCATCATATACATCCATGGATGCTGAGGTAAGAAATGTTGGTATATTCAAAGGTGATGCAGTAATTCAAAAATTGTCTGATAAAAAGACATATAGAAAAGCATATTTCTTTGCATCCAACCCTGCATACCAATGGATTTCTAAAAACTATTATTATATTCGCAAAACACCAAAATATTTGGATACTCTTCCAACTATTACAATCCCAGATGGACTGACTGGTGATGCAAAAAGTAATGCTGAATCCGATGCTATAATTGCTACACAAAATACAGCATTAAAAAACCTTACGTTTCAATTTCAAGATGATGGACAAAAATATAATATTGATGTTGTAACTGTGTCTGGGCGAGGAACAGACGCACCACAAGGTGGCGATCAACTAATCCCAGAAAACTCATGGGGATATTATGATGGACAGGTTCCCAGTAATTCTAAATCTATTACTAATACCATTTATAATCAATATGGTGTTGAAAACAATTATAAATCATTAAGTTTAATGGGTCTTGATGGATTTATGCCGTTCCTCGATAGTCCAGATATGTGGAAAAATATGTTTGATGTTACTCCCATTCATCCAGATTATCCTGATACTATAGACGCAGATCCTGCTAACATTGTTTCTGGTGTAAACACAAAGTTACAAAAGGTAATGGATATTCGATATGATATATTTTCTGGTGGAGCGTCTGGAGCGTCTGCCGCTGCTGGTAGACTAGAAAAAATTAGAGAAATTGAAGCACAGAACTTTGTGATGTATTCATTATGTTGCATGGGTAAAAAAGAAGATTGTTTCTTTGCCCTATTACAAAGATATGAACCAGATAACACGTACTATGGTGTAACAGGTGCATCTGATCCAATATTACCTGGTTCTGCTAAATTTTATCGATATAAATGGAATAAAATATTATTTGAACCTGGTCACGAAGGTGTAACGTGTGGAACATGTGGAAGTTCTGGTGCATCTGGTGCATCTGGGGCATCTGGTAATGTAGCTGGTGGTGCATCTGGTGCTACTGCATACAGTCATCAATTAGAAAAATGGTGTTTAGACCCAACAACCAAATCAAGTGATAAACAAGATGATACGTGGGCTATTAATTTAAATGAACGTGGATTATCTGGTGCTTATTTACCACCTGGGTGGGTTAGCCCAACATTATCATCATTTAAATTTAGACCAATCGGATCAACAATAAATTCTACATTTGGATCTGATGGTGGAGATATTTTGCATATTGCTAGAGTCTGTATTGAACAGATTGATGCAAAAACACGAGTAACTTCATTCTGGATTGAAAATGTATTAGATGGTACGTGTTAAAAGTAGGATATTAAATGTCATCAAAACAAATATACACATACGGTACTAATCAAGGACAGGAAGTATTTTATCCGGTTAATAGTCGTGATACTTACGAATGTGCAAATTCTTCTATTACACGAGGTGTTACAAGTACTCCTGGATCTATAGAAGAATGTTTTGAAAAATTTCCTAGCGTTCGGGATATTGCTGAAGCTATAGGATTTTATAAGGGTGCAGTAGAAGGTACTACTGGTATTTCTGGTGGTGCAGCTGGTACATCTGGAAGTTCTGGTGGATTTACACTATGGGAAGGCCCAACTGGTTGTCCACCAGTAAATAATAGATTTACTTCATCTGAACCGGTAGATATATATTTTGATACTCCCAATGAAGAATGTGACAAAATTAATAGTACACAAGGATTGGGTGACAAATGGTTGGGTTGTCTTTGGGGAACGCCTTCTGCACCATATAGTTGTACTTGTCCAGATATAGGACCTAAGTATGAAGCGTATATCAAACTTCGATTAAATGTAGCATCTTTCTGGAATACTCCTGTTGAAACTCCGGTAAAAAGAGCAGAATTTACAGATGCATTGCAGTATGGACGAAAAGTAGATGTAACTATTCCTGGTGATTTTAATTTAAAAGTTGGGCAGACAATTCGTTTAAATTCTAATGGTATAAGTGGATATCCATATGCATCAAAAAATGCTGTATTAAATACTGTTTATTATATTACAGGAATTAAACATGTAGTTACCAGTTCGGGGACACATGAATCAGCATTAGCTTTAACAACGATTGCTGGTGATTACAGTGGGATAACACAAGATGTCCCAATTTACCCATGATATAAATATTCTAATGGCTATTAAAGATTTTTCAATATTATTTGAAAAGATAAATTCTTCATCGACTAAAAAAGACATAGGTCTAGTTAGTGGGTTTAATGCATATTCACAATATATTGAAAATGTATGCAAAACTCAAAAAGGAGAATTGGTATCTGATATCAATCTTGGCTCTGATTATTTTAGTTATATTTTTGATGGACAATCAAATATTGGGCTTTTAGAAACTAATATGGCAGCATATATTAATTCTGCTATACCATCTTTAACGGATGTTAAAGTAAATGTACAATATGCATCAGATACAGTATTTCAATTTTTAATTTACTTTTCAACTTCTGATGGCATCGTAAAACAATCAAACACCTCTACATTTATTGAAGTCGAACTATAATGACATACCAACTAAAAAACCTCAATGTTGCCTCTTTAGATTTTAGTGAAATTAAATCATCACTTACCACATTTTTTAATAATCAAGCAGAATTAAAAGATATTGATTTTACCAATAATGCTAGTACTGCAAATTTAATATTAAATATTCTTTCTACAGTTACTGCATATAATGGAATATATGCTCAATACGGTTATGTAAATTCTTTTGCTACCACTACAACTTTATTACCAAGTATTTTAGGTATTGCTGCAAACAGTTCTGTACTTATTGCTCCATCACAAAGTGCTACGTGTACTCGAACCATTACTGCTGCTGGTGCAACTTTATATCCTTACACCACATTTAAAGCCAAAACTACAACCGGTGCTGATACGTTCTTTTTTAATATTGATACTGTAAATTCTGGTGTAAGTAAATCTATAAAATTGTATTCTGGTTCAGAAGTAGTGTCTTACACCAACTATAATTATGATACACAATCATGTGAACTCCCATACACAATTGATCCAGATACAATATCTTTTTATGAAAATGTAAATGGTTCGAATACATATTCAGAATGGACTCGAGTAGATAAAAGTTCTACAGGGATGGTTGGAAATAATAAAACATTTACAGTAATCAATGGTCCCAAGGGATTTATTGTTACAAATAATTTTGTATCTGCTCAAGAAATACAAACTTCAAATTCAGTATTAATTAAAGCAGTAATATCAACTGGAACATCCGGCAACAATTCTGCCATAACCCCAAGATCTGATGTTACATTTCTAACAAATGCAATCCCTTCTGGTGGATATAGTGAAATTTCTGTAACAGAAGCCAGATGCAGACTGCTGTTTAAAGCCACTGGACAGGATAGATGTGTAACCATTAATGATTTTGTTAATGCTATTTTATCTTCGGGTATTTCGGGAACATCGGATTCTTCACTTATTACAGTAGCAACTGATTGTTGTATTCCTGGAACAGTTAATATTTATGTGACCGATCTATCTGTTAACAATCAATCTGTACTACTATCATATTTAAATGCCAGGTCTTTAGCTGGTATAAACTTGGTATATCGACTATGATTTTATTTCTTAAAGAACAACCTGTTTCGTATAATGTCAAAAATGCAATTACCACTGCAAGAGCTAGTAATCTTTATGGTAGTGATTTTCAAGATAGAAATGATTCTAAATGGTTAGGTGATAATCTCACAATAGAATCTTTGTTTCCCCAATGGATTATAAAGGCATATCAATCTGACCCAGATAATGTTTCAATTATTCCAATAATTAAAAATTATTTAAGATGGTTGTTAAGTCAAGAATATGGTTACGGTGCTCAATTAAATTGGGAAAATATTAGAGTTCCGTTGTTTATGAATTCAATATTTTTAGAAGCAGTTGCTGATTTTTATTTTCCTAATGCAGATTTTTCACAAGCACATCTAAGTCCAATACTTCCAAATATAAGAAGATTTTTAGTAAAAGCTGATTCCAATTATTTTGATATTAAAGGTACACCGAGTGCAATTAAATATATAATATGTTCTCTATTGGGGTTTTCATTAAATGATGTAACTGTAAATACTTCAAATTTTACTTCTATAGATATTAAAGTAACTAGTTCTTTGCTTTCAAATATAGAAAAATTTAAACCGTTTATTGCTGCGTATGTCGTTCCTGCTGGTATGGCTATCAATTATACAACTTTATAAGACTATGTTTCAAAAAATGATGATGTTTGCCGCTTCTCTGGTATCCAGAGGAGTAGGTAATAAAAAAACCGATATTCAAACAAAACAACTTAGAGTTCTATCTTGTTTTGGTGGGAGCAGTATAACTACACCGTGTGTATTTTTAAAGACTAGTTCAGTAGACCCAACCAAAAGTTATTGTGGTGGATGTGGTTGCGGAGATAAACCACATACCTGGTTAATTCAAAGTTCGGATGAGTATTCAAAATTAGATTATCCCGTTTTAAATTGCCCAATGCAAATGCCTGGATTTAGTAATTATGATCCAAATTTTAAGCCAATAGAAGTTAAATTACGAAAAGAAATGATTGAAGAGGTTGATCCAAAAGAATTGGAACTCATCCAAGTAACAATAGGTTCTAGTGAAGAAAAAGAAGAGATGATTGAAAAAATAAATAAAATCATTGAGAATTCATAAATATTTCTATGGCAATTACAACTAGACAAGAATTCATTGATTTTACATATAGACGACTTGGTGCCCCAGTAATTCAAATTAATATTGATTCTGAGCAAGCTGAAGACCGTTTAGATGAATCATTAGAATATATGCATGAACGTCATTTTGATTTTAATGAGCGTGCACAGTTTGTAGTACCTATTACACCCACCATTATAGCAAATAAATATTTTGATGTTAGTACCTTTGGATACAGTATTGGTGCACAACAAGTTACATCCTCAACTACAGGAGTAACATCATTTTGGCCATCGGCTGCAGATATTAGAACCATTTCAAAGGTATACAGTCCAGGATCTGTTGTTGGTGATTATATGTTTGATTTGCGCTACCAGATGACTTTGTTTGATTTCTTTGGTTTATATTTTAATCAAAGTGGTTATTCACAAGGTCCCATGGGTTTATATATGGAAGCAATGACATATATTTCTATGATCAATGATGTATTTAATTATCCGTCTGCGTTTACATATACAAAAACAACTGATCGGTTATTTTTAGAAAATGAATGGGATAAGGTTAGAACAAATTCATACGTTATGGTAGAAGCATACGTACAAGTAAATGCAGATTATTATCCAAAAATATGGAGTGATCGTATTTTTCAAAGACATTACGCTGCATTGTTGAAAAAACAATGGGCACAAAATTTAATGAAATATACTGGTATGCCTCTTCCAGGTGGAGCACAACTTAATGCTCCAGCCATAATGCAAGATGCTGTACGAGAACTAGATACAATTGAAGCAATGCTGCTAAAAACACAGGAACTACCTGTAGATATAATGCTTGGTTAATATGGCTATTAATCCCTACCTCAATAGTACCAAATACGGACCAGAACAAACTCTGATCGAAGATATTACTATTGAATTGATTCAAGGTATTGGTCAAGATTTAGTATATGTTCCCCGTCAATATTTTCAAATAGATAAAATTTTTGGTGAAGACCCATCATCTTCATTTAAAAAAGCATATACGTTAGAGATGTTTATTCAATCATATAAGAGCTTTGATGGTACTGATGTCATTACACAATTTGGATTAGAAATTAAAGATAAGATTACCTTAGTTTTTGCACGTAAAAGATTTAAACAAGAAGTCACAGATATTGATTCTACTATCATCAGACCCCGTGAAGGTGATCTTATCTATCTGCCATTATCTAAATCATTGTTTGAAATTAATTTTGTTGAACATGAAAATCCTCTATATCCATTAGGAAAATTATATTCATATCAAATAACTGCAGAACTCTTCACATACAGTTATGAGAAAATTGATACAAATAATACAGCAATCAATGTTCCATACACATCTACAACAGGTTTGTGTGGAGCGTTACATATTCCTCTATCAAATGTTCTTGGTACTACATTTGGTATCAATGATGTACTACAGACTGAAGGCAATTGTTATGGATTTGATCCTAATGATCCATTTTCAGACTGTGACCAACCAGGTAACCCATAAGGATTAATATGTTTGGACACTATTATAACGAAAATTTAAGAAAACTTGTAGTTGGTTTTGGCTCACTTTTTAGTAAGATTGAAGTTGCTCGTATTGAGCCAGACACATCTACCAGTTTCAATATTCGTGTGCCCATTCATTATTCGCCTCAAGAAAAGTTTATTCAGCGTTTATTACAACCATCTTCTATAACTGATGGAACCCGTATTGAAACCCAATTACCAATTATAAGTTATATTATTAATACTATTGTTCCAGATCCCACTCGCCGGTTAAATCGTATTGCCCCAATTTTGAATTTAACAAATGTTAATGGATCATGTCAATCTTCTGGAACTCAAATTGGATCTAAGATTCCAGTAAATGTATCATTTAATTTGTTTGTTTACACCAGACACACAGATGATATGTTACAAATTGTAGAACAAATTATGCCCTATTTTGTTCCAGAACATATTATAACAATGAATATGAATGAAACACAACAAGATGTTCAAATACCAATTGTTATGGTAACAAATAGTTTAACTGAAAAATATGAAGGTGATCTAAGTAGTAGAAGATTAAATATTGCATCATTTCAATTTGTAGCAAAATCTTGGATCTTTGGTGAAGTAAAGGCAGCAACGGCGGTTACGACATCCAATAGTGGTGTAATTTTTGAAGAATAAATATGAAGATTAATAAAAATTTAGTAAAGTTGTTTGATGTTCCTGATACTGCAATAATTGCAGAACCAAAGGCAGCATCTGGTGGTACGTTTGACAATAATAATTTTCAAAAAGATTATGAATTTGTTCAATCTAATTTAAAGGATTTACTCGGCAACGGAACTATAGCACTAGAGAGTGCACTAAAGGTTGCTACCGAATCTGATAGCCCAAGAGCATTTGAAGTTGTTGCCATTCTCTTAAAAACTATGGCAGATCTTAACAATAATGTTTTGGATGTACATAAGAAAGCCAAAGATACTACATCATCTAATACCAAAGTTTCACAAACAAATAACTCAGTTTTTGTTGGATCAACTAAGGATCTTCAAAACCTCTTAAATAAAGATAGAAGCACCGATAAAGTAATCGAAGCAGAGGTTGTGAATAATGAGTCTAAACAACGGTAATCAAGGTTATAGAAATAATCCAAAATTAAAACCACCTGGCATTGATATTCAGTATACTAAGGAGCAACTGGAAGAATATGTCAAGTGTGCTAATGATCCTGTATATTTTTGTAGTAAATATGTAAAAGTTAAAACTCTTGATAAAGGTATCATGCCTTTCAAGTTATATGATTACCAAGAAGAATTTGTAAAACAGATTCACCAAAATCGGTTTGTTATCTCAAAATGGCCTCGGCAGTCTGGAAAGTCTACTTCGGTTATTGGATATATTTGCCATTATGTTACTTTTAACCAAAGCGTAAATGTTGCGATTCTTGCCAATAAGTTAAAGACAGCAAAGGATGAGTTGTTTGCTAAACTTCAGTTAGCCTATGAGAATCTACCACATTTCTTGCAACAAGGAGTAGTAGAATGGAACAAGACGAGTTTTAAATTGGAAAACGGGTCTAGAGTGGTCTGTGATGCAACTTCGTCTTCAGCGATCCGTGGTGGCTCTTATAACCTATTGTTGTTAGATGAGTACGCCTTCTTACCTTCACATATTGCTGAAGAATTCTATTCTTCGACATATCCAACCATTTCGGCAGGTTTGACTACCAAACTCATCATTGTTTCGACTCCAAATGGTATGAACCATTTTCACAAACTCTGGGTTGATGCAAATA